AGTGCCCTTGGCAAGCTCCTGCGTACCTACCTCGTCGGTCGCACCGACTACGGCACGACTATCCCCGGTGGCATATCACCGGAGAATGCGCCAGTGGGTTCATCGCTGCCCTATGTCGTGTATCAGGGCATCAGCACTCAGCGACAGATGCTGCTCTCTGGCATACCAGCAGTCATTACAGAGCGTGTTACGCTGACGGCAGTGGCTGAGACTCGATCGGGTGCGCAGGGCGTCCTAGTGTGGATCGCGGCTCAGATCGAGGCTACGCCAGGGCGACAGACAGTAGACGGCACGACAGTCCATCACTGGCGCATCGAGGAAGCGCAGGATCAATCCGAGCTCGGGGGAGATGGGACCGACGAGCTAGCACGCTTGACTACAATTGACGTAGTCGGCACATACCAGTAAGGGAGTCTCGACATGCCAAATGTACTAGGACCGGGAACGACCGCAGCCTACGCGACGCTGACCAGCAGCACCGCAGGCACTACAGCAGCTTTGAACGGGCTGATCAGCATCGCGGCTAATGCACGATCTACGACGTTCGCTGATGTGACCGCGCTCAGCGATACAAAAATGCAGCGCGTGCCAGTGCGCAACGACCCAGGCACTGTGCAATTCACGCTGTACCTCGACGATACCGCGACTGCTACCAACCTGTTAAGCCTGCTCGATACTCGTCGGCTCAACAAGGTTCACACTCGGGTAACCGTCGATCTCGGTGGCGCAAATATCGATACAATCGCAGTGTACGATGGTTACATCAGCGAGATCGGGTATCCTGATATCGGCGCGACTGACGAGGCGCTGAGGTACACGGTGACACTGCAACTGAGCGACAAGGACAACACCTAATGCCACTAGACAGAGCAGCAATTATCGCAGGCGCAAAGCCCCGCATCGTGACCATCTCCGTGCCGGAGTGGGGCGGAGATGTATGCCTGCGCGAGATCACGGCAGGCCAGCGCGACCAGTGGGACGCATGGCAGATCGAGAATGAGGGCGCGGCACGATACGCCAACATCCGCGCCCGTCTGCTGGTGCTCACCATCTGCGACGAGCAGGGTGTGAGACTATTTGCTGACAATGACATCGCAGTGGTGAGCGGGCTGCCCGCCATGTCGATCGATAAACTCTGGGATGCTAGTTGCAAATTGGTAGGCCTGCGTCCTGAGGACGTGGAAAAAAACTAGCCAAGCGCCCGCTCAGGCGGGTGCTATTTCGGCTCGCTGGTCATCTGGGCATGACGGTCGGCGAGATCGAGGAGCGGATGAGTAGCACAGAGCTGGCTGAGTGGGTCGCACTCATACGGCTCGATCCATGGGGCTACTACCGCAGCGACCTACAGCATGCGCTAGCGGCTTGGGCGCCGATGGCAGCGTGGTCCAAGGGCGCTAAAATCACAGACTTTCTGCCTCGAGATCTCTGCGCGGAGATGGAGTCAGAGCGAACGACACTCACGGCACTGGTAGAGACTGGGGCCAAGGTCATGACTAGGGAGCAGGCATATGGCTAGTATCGCCAAACTCTCAGTACAAATGGCGTGGCAGGGCTCTGAGCTGACTAAGGGCGCTGCTGATGCCAGCAAAGATCTCAAGAATGTAGGCGACAAAGCCAAGAAAACCAAAGAAGAGCTCGAGGCGCTGAAGAAAGAAAAAGACAAGCTAGGCGAGAAAAAACTAAACTTAGCAGAGTCACTAGGCCTCAAATCGTTAAACGATGTCAAAGGCCTGCTGGACATGGCACGCGGCGTGTTCCAATTCTTTGTTGGACTACCCATCCAAGGTGCCGTATCCATCCTAAAAATGGGTGGCGCTCTCGAGACGATGACGATACGGGCTCAGTACGCAGCCAAATCAATCGAGGCAGGCAATAAAGTTATTAAGGATTTACGAGACCTAAGTAGCAGCAGTGGCGTGCCATTGCAGGATCTAGCCAAAGCATTCGAGCAATTTACCGCTGCTGGTATCAGCACGGCAGGCGCATCAACGATCTTGGCCAATGCGGGCAACGCCATCGAGCTGCTCGGTGGTGGAGCGGCTGGTGCTCAGTCAGTTGCTGCCGCAATCACTGAGATCCGTGGCGCAGCCATCGCCACTGATGGGCCGCTCAAAACATTGCAAAGAGGCGGGCTGAAAGTATTTGAGGCACTCGCTCAGGAGCTCGAGGCAGTCACGGGCAATGCCTACTCGGTCGAGGAGGCAATGGCTGCCGTGCAGCAAGGCTCGGTCAGCAGTGCTACAGCAGTACGCGCAGTATTCAGGGCGAGCAA